AATCATTATTTAAACATTTAGTTACACTATTTAAACCTATTATTAAAACAGCATGGAGCAAGTTAAAGAAGAAGAAACCGGAGGAAAACCCAAAAACTTCTTAGAAAAAGTAAAAGAAAATACAGAAGATGAGCTTCAAATCCTAGGTACTTTTGTACGTCTAGGTGTTGTGGTATGGAGTGGTTTCATCATTACTTTAAACTATGTAGAACTACCTATGTTTAAAAAGAGTGTTGGTGGGGATATTACTTTCCCGGCTTCTATTTTTACTGGGGCGCTTGCAACTTTTGGTTTATCGACTTCTAATAATAAGTCTAACAACAAGTCTACTGATCCTAAAAAGAAAGAAGAATGAAACGCTTACTCGTACTTTTAATGTTGGCTAGTCCAGCAACAGCTCAAAGTGTCACCCCTAACTTTACACAGGGGTCAATGCAATCTACAACAACTACCACCATTGATATTGATCGAACAATTGCTACTAATATCTATGGTGGTGCATATTCATCATGGTCAGGAACAAACGTAACACCCAGTGGAGATATCAAAGATTCTTCTACAACTTATTCAGTGACAAACTCTGGAGAGCAGTTTCAACTAGAAATTATGACAAGGGCAGCAGGTCTTGTGGAAGACAGTCTGGTAACAGAAGCTATTCAACAAGTATCTACTACTACATCCTTGTCAGTCTTCTCTCAATAGTCGTAGCACCTGTTTACGCAGAAGAACCTAGAGTTCAAAATACATCAAATCCTGTTGCAGCAGCTACAGGTAACGTAACTAATCAGGCGGTACAGTTCCAAAACAATGGAGCACCGTCAAGGCAATATTACGCTAGTAATAATAGCTGTAATGGTACAACCATGCAGCTTTCTCCATTTTATATGGGTAATGATACAACCCCTATGAATCCTAATAGTTACATTAAAAATAATAATTGGGGTGCTCAGGTCAGCCTTTCAATCCCACTAGATGGTGGCATGATAGAAACCTGTAAAGCTATCGCCCGTAAACACGAACAAAAGATGCGTCTTGACTATGAACTAGTAAGAGCACTTAAGTGTACGGAAATTATGAAAACTGGGTTTACTTTTAGACCTGGATCTCGCGTAGAAATTTTATGTAATGACATTGTACCAATCGTGGCTCTTGAATAAATGGAAGCAATAGTGTCTGTTGTCATTGCTTGTATCGCAGGCGGTGCAGCATTAAATAACAGACTACACAACAGAATAAATAACGTACATGATCGCATTAGTGGTCTCGATAGACGTATTGATACACTTGAATTAAATGTAGCTCAAGACTACGTATCAAAAGCTGATTTATCAGTAATGGTGCAACGTATGGAGGACCATATGATACGCATCGAAAACAAATTAGATCAAATTGTATTGAGGAATTAATTATGTCTAGATCAGTAAACAAAACTCACATGCAGCAAATGAAAGAGGATATGTTGAAAGAGCGTGGTGGTGATCCTAAAAAATATGGTCCTGGCTACCAAAACCCTTACCAATACCAACCTAAAAAAGCACAGGGTAAAGTTGACAAAAAAGCTTTTGACAGTAACTTTAAAAACCAAACCTAATTATGTCTTATCAAATTCTTGACCTAAACACCAATAAGGTGATTGGTACATACGAAACACAAGAGCAAGCAGTACGTGCTGAATCACATCTTGTACATGAACCTAATGAAGTTCGTTACGAAATTAAAGCACCAGCTAAACCTAAAGCTAAAGCTAAAAAAGCTAAATGACAAACAAGAAAGCAACTGAAGACCAGTTCAATGAGTTGCATAATCTTGTTACAAAGGAATTCCTTGCCCGTATTAAATCGGGTGAGGCTTCCACACAAGATCTAAAAGCAGCTTGTGATTGGTTATCTAAAAATGATATTAGTGGTGTCGCCTTTGAAGGTAGCCCACTAGATAAGCTAGTTAGTATTATGCCAACTGTTGATCCTGAACTTGTACAACGGAGACTATATGGCACGAAGCTCTAATTATAGCGGAGCTAAATATGCTAATGGTAACTATAAATCTTACCAAAAGAAATATGATGGCTCTAAATTACAGATCTCTAAACGATCCAAATTAAATAAAGAAAACCGTAAACGTGGAACCTACGGTAACGGCGATGGCAAGGATGTATCCCATAAGAAAAATGGAAAGACATTCCTCGAAGCAGCATCAAAAAACAGAGCACGTAAAGGACGCGCATGACCCCACTACTTCCTACCCCTAACGATTACTTATACAACTTAATAGCCATGACCTCACCAGAAGCTAAGCGTCTGTGGAGGCGCTCTATTAAGGAACACTTTGACCATACTTGTATCTATTGCGGAAAAACCTATGACCTTAGTCAACTATCTATCGATCATGTTCATCCTCGCGCACGTGGCGGAGAGGATGTCGCAACAAATGTTGTATGCGCCTGTACCAGATGTAATCAGGATAAAGGAAGTACACCCGTCCTCAGTTGGATGAGAGACAAATTTGGAGTTAATAGACTCCGTGAAAAACTAATTATGGAGTATATTAATTAATTATGCCAATTGAAAAACCAATAGGTTTAGTCAACAAAAAAACTGGCAAACTATGGGCTGGTAAAAACTATGGAGAGCAATCTCAAGAATCTTACGATAAACTACTTGTTGCTGGTAAATTAAATCCTGTACAACAACAGATTGATAGAGTTGGTAATTATCTTACTACATCAGCCCAAGCAGATCCTATTGTTGGTCCTGCTTTAAATTTTTTAGGTGCTAGTGTTAGGACTATTACTAATGTATTACCTGAACCAATCAAACAAGGTGTAGGTTTTGTTTTAGATAAAAATCAAGAAGCAGCTGAAAACATTGCAGCAGCAACTGGTTTACCTGTCAGTCTAACTGATCCTATGACTATTGCTGATGTAGTAACAGGTGGTGCAGTTGCTGCAACTAGACCTGCTGTTAAAACAGCTGTACGTGAAACACTTGAAGGTGCTACTACAATTGGTCGTAACTTACCCCCACCTGGTCCACAGTTAGTTCCTGTTGGAGCTGGTGCTGCACCTAGTGTGCAGTTAAATGTATCAGGAGGTAAAGCTAATTTAAATTCAGCTCCACAAGTGATGGAGCTTACAATTAAAGATCCAGCATTAGTAGCAAAGGGAATAAAAAAAGGTTCAGCTAAAAGTCCCGAATGGATTGAACAGACACGTGATTTTGATAGGAGGCGTTCAGCAGCAAGAGAAAAAGTTGCTAGTGCTACTGGTAAATCTGCTAAAAAGAACTCCATCAGCGCCATGTATAATGAAGTATCGACTGGTCCTACAAGAAACCCTGGCCTTGCCCCAGCTGGTGATCCACACGCTTACACAGACGAAGCTTTCAAAAGGCGTAGTGTAATTGAAAAACTGAAAGATGGTTCACCAAAATGGAAAGAACAGCATCATTTGTTCTCAAAACAAGAATCTTATCAATTTGTTGAAAAAATGATAGAATTAGGGGATGATGATGATGTATTAAGCATGTTCTTGTTTGCTGAAGATTTAGACGCAACTATGGGTGGTAGACTTTCTAACATGTTAAACATGGAACGAAAACCTCACAGCTTATTACATACCAGTAGGAAAAGGAAAATTGATGGACGTGAATTAAAAGCAGATGAAATGCAAAACCTCGTTAATTCTGCTAAAACATCTACTGAATTAATGGAACTGTTTAATAAGTATGTAACTGAAAATGTACTTGTTTCAATTGATGAGGCTAAAGCTTTTAATGAAATTAGTAACAGAATGATTAGAAATAATAAATACGGTTTTATTCAAGAACTTTATGACAAAAACATGTTACGTGCTCCTGTCTGGCGTGACTATTAGAAGCCTCTACAAGCCATCCTAACCCCCTACACGCTAGATTCTACCTATGAACACTTTAGACCTCCTTAAAGACGATTTTAAGCTATTCCTACAAGCATTATGGAGTGAACTAGATCTACCAAACCCTACACGTGCTCAATATGCAATTGCTGATTACCTTCAACACGGTCCAAAGCGTTTACAAATCCAAGCATTTAGGGGAGTTGGTAAGAGCTGGATTACTGGTGCTTTTGTTCTTTGGACTTTATTTAATAACCCCGAAAAGAAAATAATGATTATATCTGCTTCTAAAGAACGAGCAGATAACATGTCAATCTTCCTACAAAAATTAATCATTGAAACACCCTGGTTGGCTCATTTGCGCCCTAAATCTGATGACTCCCGTTGGAGTCGTATCTCATTCGATGTGGCTTGCTCCCCTCACCAAGCTCCTTCTGTTAAATCAGTGGGCATTACTGGTCAGCTTACCGGTTCTCGTGCTGACCTGATGATCCTTGACGATATTGAGGTTCCTGGCAATTCGATGACAGAATTTATGAGGGAGAAACTTCTACAATTATGTACAGAAGCTGAATCTATCCTTACTCCCAAGAATGATAGTCGTATTATGTTTCTAGGTACACCTCAGACAACATTTACTGTCTATCGTAAGCTAGCTGAAAGAGCTTACAAGCCTTTTGTTTGGCCTGCTAGATACCCTAGAAAAGTAACACAATACGAAGGTCTTCTAGCGCCTCAACTAGTTGAAGATATAGATGGTGGTGCTGAATCGTGGGAAGTAACTGATGATAGATTTGATAATGAAGACTTGATTGAACGTGAAGCTTCAATGGGTCGTAGCAACTTTATGTTGCAGTTCATGTTAGATACGAGTTTATCCGATGCTGAAAAGTTTCCTCTTAAATGCGCTGACCTTATCGTCACTAGCGTTAACCCCTCTACTGCTCCCGAATCCATCGTTTGGTGCTCCGATCCACAAAACGTTATCAAAGACCTCCCCACTGTTGGACTACCTGGAGACTATTTCTACTCTCCAATGCAGTTACAAGGAACATGGGATCCTTACCAAGAAACAATCTGCAGTGTTGACCCGTCGGGTCGTGGATCGGATGAAACGGCAGCAGCTTTTATCTCACAACGCAATGGTTTCCTGTACTTGCACGACATGCGTGCTTACCGAGACGGATACTCCGACAACACATTACTTGATATTCTAAAAGGTTGTAAAAAATATGGCGTTACTAAGCTCCTCATTGAAACTAATTTTGGTGACGGTATTGTTAGCGAGTTGTTCCGCAAACATCTTCAACAAACAAAACAAGCAATTGATATTGAAGAAGTCCGAGCAAATGTTAGAAAAGAAGATCGAATCATTGATTCCCTTGAGCCCGTCCTTAATCAACACCGACTTGTTATTGACCGTTCCGTAATTGAATGGGATTTTAAATCTAATCCACAAGCTGCACCAGAAGAACGTCTTCTTTATATGCTATTCTATCAAATGTCTAGAATGTGTCGTGAAAAAGGTGCAATCCGTCACGATGATAGAATAGATGCCCTCGCTCAAGGTGTACAATATTATACAGATGCTCTTGGTATCTCTGCTTTAGAAGCTATTAAAAATCGTAAACGTAATGAGTGGAATTCAATGATTGAAGAAATGATTGATGATCCTCAAGCTTCTGCTAATCATATGGTTTTTGGTATGAATTTAGAACAAAGACAACAAGCTAAAGGTAATTCTAAAAATTCTATTCCTACTTGGATTTCTTAACCCCACATGTATAGGGGGGAAGGGAAGGGTGGACCCAACTCCCCGAACGGGGAGGAATTCGAGACAAGCTCTCATTCCTCCTTCTTTCTCTAATGAAGCGTGAGGAGGATCCAAAGACACAAAGACAAACATCTCCCTCTTCTTCATTCTTTATAAACACCTTCTTTAATAAGGATTTAAATTACTTTAATATTATGATGAATCCCGTGAGAACTTATTAAACATCCCACCACAAAACATTAATCCCACCACAACTTATACTACTGTATGCATAATGTAGAGTTAGTTCATGTCACACCTGATGCTGAACAATTGATAGCTTATATGGCTAGAGTATCTAATCCTAATAATCAAGATAATCCTGATTGTATTAAATTAATTAAATATCTTATTAAACATAA